GGAGCTACAGGAGTTTCACTTATTTTCCAGCTAGTAGCAAAATGTCCTGTCCACCACGGTCCACGCTCTTGAAGATCCTGTACCATAGCCGATGCAACTTTGCTTTTTAGAGCTATCATATTTTGCTCTAAATCTTTGGTTAGTTGTGAGATGTCTTTAGAACTAGGCATTGGCGGTAAAGGTGCAACTGACTACAGATAGAAAATGACTTTCTCTTTCTGTGTTTATTGTACTCGGTCCAGAGATTTGTGATACACGGGGAGAAACCGAGAAGGAATCTGTGTAATTAGAGGCATTTATGGAAGTCAAACCATCTACTACTGATTCCGCTATTGCTGATCCGTCTGCTGTTCCTTTATCCTTTGGTGTCATTATTCCGCAAGTTATAGATCCTGCATAATAGTCAATGGCTGCACCTTGAGGTTGGGTCGTGGATTGCGTGAAATCAAGACTTACCATGACGTATTTTTTATTCTTACCTGGAGTTGTGAAAGGCATATTATCAAAAACTACTGTCACTGTGTTATCAGCAGTGGTTACTGCGTTTTTGATTGCTGTTTCAAATGCTGCTCTTGCGTTTACTAAAGTCATTAGAAGATAACGTCAACTCTGAATAGATACTCTTGTCCACCACGCAAAGTTCTGACATCAGTTATCTTTGCAACTCTGGTCGATCCAGAAAATGTGAGAGTGATCTCATCTGATAATAAGGGTTGGCTGTCCCCTATTAAATCGGGTGTTATATAAACACGGGCTACGTTTTCCTGAAAACCTGTTTCTTCAGTAGATTGTATAAACTCTACAGGAACTTTTATTGTGTAGCTGGTATCGCTTGTGGTTACTGCACCTGTAGATGTGTTGTAGCTGGTAGATAGTTTTCTAGTGTAGATAATGGTTGTGTCTAATGAGTCTCCAAGTTGAGACACCACTTGTTTTGCGATCTGTTTTAGTGCTGTGTCTAGTTGTCCTGCCATTATCCTCTCACCACTCTAAGTTGGAAACTACCAGCACCACCCAACATATAAGCTCCAAGATAACTT